GCATTGGGCTAGTATATCCTGTTATCTGGGCGAGTAAAGCTTTTTGATTCTCCTTTTGTTGAAGGTCGCTTAGAACAGTCGTACCCTTATAAGGATCTGCTGTTTCCCCTTCCCACTCAGGGACATCAAGTGGTACACCTGTGGTGAAGCTCTCGAAAGTATCGATAACTTCTTTAATTCCGTCTAGTTTTTTTTTAAGTTCTTTATCGGATTCTTCTTCTTCCAATTTACCTTTTTCTATAAGCTCCTTAGCTTTAATAACAGCTGCTGCATCATATTCAACTTGTCCTTCTGTATCAAGTGTTTCATATTCACCAACCTCTGTCTCTAATTCCTTCTTTGCTTTTTCTTTTTCTGAAAATTCTAAATATTTCTTCTTCTTTTCATCTTCAGCGTCATCGTCATCTTTTTTAAAAAAATCAGAAGCTTTGTCAGCAGCGGTCTTTAACCATTCAGGACCATACTGATTCCAATATTCTTTAAATGCATTCTCTGCCATAACTTATAAAACCTCTAATTTACTAAAAAATAAATCGCAATAATTACTACCACTACAGTAGCGGATATCTTTGGATTAGCTTTTGCTAGTGCCCAAAGTTGTTTTACTTTTTCCATAAATTCCTCCGTTATGAGAGGGCCCGAAGGCCCTCACTATAATTATGTTACGCTGTTATTCTGTATATACGATACTGTAACTACACCTTCACCAACAGATCCATCGCCATCGGTTGCTGTAAACTGAGCAATTACATTAGCATCAGTTGTTCCTACATCTGCCAATGCGGGAATTGCTGCAGCAATTGGTCGTGTTCTTGCTATCGTTTTTGCAGTTGTTGCAGCAATCATTGCTGTTCCATTTGCACTTGTTCCCACAGATAAAGTTGCAGCATTGGTATCGTCACCTGCGATGATGACATCCATTGTAACATCAGTTATTTGTGAGTTTGCCGGAATAACACCTACTGTAGTATTTGCACTTGCTCCGCTCAAAGTTATTGATTTTGATTGTGACATTTCTACAAAACCAACGTTCTTGATATCAGAACCTACAGTAGTTCCTGTTGTTTCTCTTATCGTTCCAGCTTTTACTGGACCCGAAAATGTTGTTGTTCCCATAAGTCTATCCTCCTTTTAAAAATAGTCTGCTTGCGCAGTCGTCTGGGTTGTTACTAGGCGCCGTTAAGCGCCTAGTATTTATTTAGTTATTACGCTCCTTCAGTACCGTAGATTCCTCTCCAGTCTGTAAAGCCAAAAGAATATCTTTCTCTTGTTTTGTAACGTAAGTTGCCAGTTCCAAAATCGCCTTCTACAGCTTTTTTGATTGGTGCTCTGACAAAGTGTTTCATTCCATCTGGACAATCAGTACCTATGAACCATTGATCTGCGTCCGTAAGTCTTTGATTGACAACCACACCGCCTGGAATCATACCTAATGCTCTTACAGCATTGATATCATTATCAGCAGTTCCTGGTCTTAGATTAGATTTTAGCACTCTTTCAGCAACGAATAGCAATTCTGGAGGACAAATTAATTTTTGTCCTACCAATGCTATTGGGATTTCTCTGTCGTCTTTAGCTTCTGCTATTTGAATTAGCAAAGTTTCTAAAGAAGTTTCAGATAAATCAGCTGCTGTTGCCAAAGTGTTGGACTGCGTACTACCGCCTCCAGTTGGATGTGAAGCACTTAATAAAGATACCCCGTCTCCTCCTGTTGATGTAGTAGTAGCGTTATTCAAGACATTTGCACCTTTGATCTCTTTAGTGTGTTGCATTGATCTTGCCAATGCTCTTGCGTATTTCGCACCAAGAGAGCCGTACAAACCATCTTCTTCAGCTTCTTCTGTAATAGAAAATGCTAAAGCAACTGTTTCGTGAACGTACCTAGCGACGTAGCCTTCTCTGCCACTATCGTAAGTAATCATTGCACCTTCTGCCTTTGTTGGCGCTTCTCCGAAGCCGATCATTTGAACGTCTTCTTCGAATGCCTTCATAGATTGCTCTGTAGAATAGATTGCTCTCCATTGTTCTGGATAACGATCATATTCCATACCAAACACGGTATTTAAACCTAGGTTGAGCTGTTTGGTAAATAATGCTCTATTTAAAGCCATAACATATCCTCCTAAATACCAGCCGTGTTAGCTCTAAGCTGATGGTTGTTTATATAAACTTCCACACTAGCTGCTGCTCCCACTGCATTGCCTGGTTCATCGATCAATCGTAATATTCTTATAGGAAGTGTAGCAGTGACAGCAAATGTGCTCACTGTTATTTCCTGTTTTGAATATCCAAAGTCAGTATTCCCAGCTGTTAATGTTACATTCGAATTCAAGCCTACGTCTGTGTTAGCAAACGTTCCGTCGCATTGAACTTTGAATGTTATGTCTGGATCATCATATACCCATGCCTTGACCGATGAATTGGTCTTAACAGTGGTACTGGCAGTCCATACTTTGAGGAATTTTACATCCCCAGTAGATTGATCTGTATACTCGCATCCCGCAAATACGCCAATCGGCTTAGTGTTATTAGCCATAAGGGTAATTGTCCCGTTGGTTAATAACTGAACTGCATCTCCTGTGAAGATAGAAGTTCCAGAGCCATTAGCGATCTCGTATGCATTAGCACGGATCACACCACCTGACATATGTCTCATGGGTGTAAACCCTTGAGGCGCGTCTAAGTTAGCCATAATAATCCTCCTTGATTATTTTGTTACTCTTTAAAACCGCCTCTAGTGACTTCTGTTTTGTAGGTCTTTTCGATAGGATTTCCAGGTTTTTCAACTTTGTGCAAGTCTTGAGCGACTGACCTTTCAAGATTTTTTGTTCTCCCGTGATAATATTCATCGCGTTGTTTCTTCATCTCAACAGGCATTTCACAAAGAAGCATTCCTTCTACTCCTATATATCCAGCAAATTTGCCATGTTCCATCGTAGGAAAGTTTTGTTCCTTGACCGTCTTAGGGTCACGAGGTTTCCATCCCTCTCTCATACGTCTAGCAACATTTGTTGGTGTCTCTTGACCTAAAACACTGGTTGCAATCCAACGTTGAACGTAACCTTCTCTCGGTTGAGGTGCTTCCAATAAGTCAGTAGGACGCCACTGATTTTCACGAGTAGATTGCTCTTCACGTGTTTCGTTTTTTATTTTATTATTATCCATAATAGCAGGCTCCTTTATTGTTGACCTGTATCACTAAGGTCTTTTACTTCCTTAGCAAAACGTTTCAGTGCCGTCTCATCATTTATATTAATACCGAAACTCTTTGCGGTATTTAAATCCTCTTGAGTGAGCTTAACTCTGTTACTCTTTCCAGATTTTCCTCTGGAAACTGCAGCAACAGGAGATTGCACTCTAGCTGTTTTTGATTGTACCTTATTTTCGTCTTCTGGTACAGCTTTTTTATCAAAGAAACTAGGCAGTGTTTCTTTAAGCCGTTTATCCATTTCGTCGTAGTATCCTGGATCATTAACGTCCCATCCTTCTTCTGTTAATTCTCCATCGATTCCATAAACTAATGAAGTTGCTCTAGAATGACCTGGTTTATTAAACCAGAATCCATTTTTTTGAACCCAGTCCCTAGCTAGTGGAGGAATAGATTTTTTCTCTGATTCTTCTTTAGAAGGTTTCTCTTTTACAGCTTCATCATCATCTAGCTGTCGTATTTCACTACGAATATCAGCCATTTTTTCCATTAGTTTTACTTGTTCTTCAGTATTACCTTCGTCGATAGCTGATTTCATTTGTTTAGAAACATTTTCGTAATTATTTTTAAAACCAGTCTTTAAGCTTGTTCTAGTTTTACCTTCCAGATTTTTATATCTTTCTTCCCACTCTAATGCTTTTTTTTCAGCATCAGAACGCTTTCCCACTTCTTTGGCGATACGCTTTCTAACTTTTTCTGAGTAAGGTAAATCAGAAGAATACTGTGGAATATCTTTTTTTACTTCTTCTTTTGGTGGTTCTATTTTAGGTGAACGTTCGTAGGTCTCTTGTTGTGCATCATCCTTAGCTGGAGCTTCCATTTCTTCTTGAAGCTTCTCTAAAGGATTTTTTTCTACTTCTACTTCCTTAACATCTTTCTCATCGAGATTAACCTCGATTTCTTTTTTCTTTTCTTCTGGCATAGTTTCTCCTATGTTTACATAAATTAATTTATGTTTACTATATATTACGAGATATTATATCTGGGTTTTCCAGTGTACCTAATACCTCATCATCATTTATTAACACCATTTTAACATTTTGTACAGAGATTTTTGCACCTGCGTATCGTCCATAAAGAATCCAGTCCCCTACTTTACACCAGGGCTTTTTTCTATCAGAGTAACACTCTGGTCCCATCACGATTACTTGACCTATACTGTTTAAATATGATTGATCTTCTCTACTTTTATCAGTTAATATGATTCCTCCCTTTGTCTTTTCTACTACTGGTACGGGTCGAATAAGTATGCGATAACCTACGGGCTGAGGTAATTTCTTAGGTGTGGGAATAGTATCGTCAGTCGCCCATGTTTCCATTTTATTCATCATCTACTTCTCCTTTTCTATATTTTACTACAAGATCATTTATGATCTCAAGAGATTTGGTTAATCCTTGATTATAACCATATATTCTTTTAAACTCAGATAGATCCTCTACACCTTTATTCAAAAGATTATTACCTAATTCTTGTTTATGAGATTTAATATTATTTTTGATTGCTTGAAGTAGCTTCTCCATATTTCCTTGCAATCTCTTTTAGTGTATCATCAAAAGATTTATTAACTTGTTTCGAAGCCAGTGCGAATAATTTAGGCTTAATAACTTTAATAGACATTTTTTTATTTTCTAGAAATTTTTTAGCTTGTCTAATATCTTCTCCCTTTA